TGTGGTTGCCATGCGCAAACTCAAACTCAAAGAAGATGAAGATGGTAACAAAATATCAGAAGTAAAAGGCATCAGAGCTGCATGCAAGATCATGAAAACACGTTACAACAAGCCGTTTGAGAGTGTACAAATCAAGATCCCGTACGAAACAGGTATGAATCCGTATTCGGGACTGGTTGATTTATTTGAAGGAAAAGGGTTGTTGGCCAAAGAAGGCAACAGTCTTAAATACACACTAGCAGACGGTACTGTTATTAAGCAATTCCGCAAAGCTTGGGAACGCAACGATGACGGCAGCCTAGATAAGGCCATGGCTGATTTTACTGCCTACCCGCATAAAGCAACAGTTGAACAGCCTGTTGAAGAGGAAACCGAAGCATGAGTATTGACATAGAAGTACTAATTGAAACTTACACACTTCTTAAAGAATATATTCCACCAAAGGAACGCCAGGCTGCCAGTGACACTGTGACCAGCATGTTGGCTGATTCACTCAGCGAACGAGAGTTGCGTGAATTTGGTGGAACAGACGGCTACACCAAGCGCAGCATTGACGAGTATCTTGATGACGAAGAACAAGACATTGACTACGAAGACTAACAGTGTGGTATAACAAAGTAGTTGCAGATCTTGGAGAGATTCCGTCCTTTATTACATACTACGAAGGCGAACTCCATACGGCCAAAAATGAAATAGCCATACGTGGTAATGTGGAACGATCTGCAGCAAATCTACCTGGGCTCACTGAACACAGATTCAATCAATTACAAGAAATTGAAGCTGTTCTCAACTACTTGAACATACAGTTACGCAAGATTCGTAGAAAGCATTTCCAAAAGTATCTTGAGGGGTATGCTCGTGTACTGAGCAGCAGGGATGCTGAAAAGTATGTGGATGGCGAGGATGAAGTGATTGACTTTGAAACCATTATCAATGAGGTGGCACTGGTTCGTAACAAATGGCTAGGAGTAATGAAGGGACTGGAAAGCAAGAATTTTATGCTGGGGCATGTGGTTAGACTTAGAACAGCAGGAATGGAAGATATTGTGATCTCATGACAGACTGGAAAGCTCGCGCAACAACACTGCTGGATGAGTTTAATCTTTGTGTAAAGGCCAGGCCCAAACACAACGCAGTTGGTATACAATTATTGAAAGATTCCTGCGGTAAATGGGCCTACCAGCTGGCTACGCAACGTAGTTGGGGCACGGATACACAAATTGCCGAAGCATGCTATCAGCTTGAACCCAGACTTAAACAATTAAAAGAACAGGTAATTATAGAGGTGTTAACAAATGGTACCATTTAAAAATGCTGCAGAGAGTCATGCTCATAGTTTACAGGTTCTGAATGTATTGTATGGCTACGATAGCTTTCTAGATAGCTTGAAGTTTATAGCAGATTTTGGCAGCGGTCGCGGATTTGATACTCAATGGTGGGCAACCTTGATGACCCGAGATGATCCTCCCGAGCCTAGAAACTACACAGTTTATTCAGTTGATAAAAATTTAACAAATTTTGATAAATCTGTTGCGCAACTACCAAATGTGTACACATTCCAAGAAGATGTTGACAGTGCAGGGCGTATAATTCCTAGGTCAGTGGATTTTATTTGGTGTCACGATACCTTTCAGTACGTTACCAATCCAATGGAAAGCCTTGGGTTATGGAATGAACAAATGAATGTGAACGGTATGCTGATGTTGATATTTCCGCAATCTACATATTATGCATACAATAGATATCAAGCTCGCAGCCACAGTGGTTGCTATTATAATCATAATATTATAAACTTGATGTACATGTTGGCAGTCAATGGATTTGATTGTCGTGATGCATATTTTCTCAAAGAAGAAAATGATCCGTGGTTGTATGCAGCGGTGTATAAATCGGACATTGCACCAATGGATCCAAAAACAACATCATGGTATGATCTGGCTGATCTTAACTTGTTGAGCGATAGTGTAGTTGATTGTCTTACTAGATTTGGACATGTCAGACAAGAAGAGATAGTCACTGCCTGGCTAGACAAAGACTTTCATTATCCTAAAGAATGAAACGGCTTGTTTTTTTGTTGTTACTTTTACCACTGTGGGCGTCAGCTGAATGGCTGCCGTTGGCCAAAGAAGATACGCTAGACGTATATTGGGATCCAGACACACTAATGTCTCGTGATGCCAACCGCACTGTGTTGATTCTAATCAACAATCTTAGAAAAACCAAACAAGATAAAGAAGCTTCTGTTATAGCTCAAGCTGAGTTAAACTGCGATAAACATGTGCTCAGATATCAGGGCAGTAAAAGTTACACTAGAATTATGGGAAAAGGTACCGAAATATCAGAATTAGCTACATCAAAATATACAACATGGTTTAAAGTTCCACCGAGCAATTATTTTGAAAGTTTTTTGATGTTTAATGCATGTAGAAACTAAAGCCTGGACACCAGGCTTTGTAGATATAATGCTGCTCTACGCTGTCTTGACTCTATAATGGCCTGTAATATGCGTTGAATCATAGTCCTAGATACCGTTCGTTGCTGTAAGTCCATTGTTGAATCCAGTGCTCTACATCAGCTGCTGACTTAGGATCTTTGCTTGCAATATATTGTTCTACATCGCTTTTGTATTGACTGGGGAACATTTCCTGTAGACGTTGTTTGAGGCTGTTAAAGTTGATCATGTTTTCCTTTAGTATACTAGTATTTATGTTGTACTGCAACATATAAACAGAATACTTAAAAATAATAAATACATTCATGCGCGAAATTATTAATATCATAACTGAAAGCCGCGGTCTTGGTGCCAGACGTCCTGGAGAGATCTTTGTTAATGCTGCTGGCGACGAAATACGAGTTAACACAGTCAACTTTTTTCCCGAAGGTGGTGGACAATTCCAAACTGCAGAAGAAACGCAAGATGCCGTTGATGCAGTAGTGCAACAACTGGGAGTCGCTCCAGAATCAGTAAATCGTCCCACCGCAGGAACATTGGCATTTGGTATTGCTGTATTTGATAGTGATACTGGTATTCTTGCCTACTTAAAATACTTTAAGACAGTACATCCTGATCCCACACAAAATGACTGGAACAATCAAACAGGAATTCCAGGATTCAAATACAATTCAACTGCAGCCAAAAAAACTCAAAGCAGTGCAACGCCGCAGGATATTCTGACTCAACAAGAAGATTTGACCGCTGAAGCTATTGCAATGCAAGTTGCAGCAAAGTTTCCAAATAGTACATTGGCTGAAGTGGCAATGCACTTGGCCAGAGGCGGTGAGTTACCTTATACATTTGCAGCACCAGTTGAAATGGATATTGGTGCATTCCAAGATTATTTTTGTGAACTGTTGCAGCCAATTGCATTACAAACAGGCCAGTACGACGGTGAAGCTCAAGACGCTGAAGCAATATTTTTACCTGAAGGCGGATATGCAACAGCATTGATCAGCTTTGGTAAGAACAAAACTGAAGGACTCAGTGATAGCGTAATGATTGGTCCTGATGGACGCAAGATGAAGGTCAGCAGCAAAGGTGGAAAAGGGGCCGATGCCAGTACCAAGAATTTATTGGACTGCGTGGCAGAATTAAAACAAACACCCACTGGTGAAAAATTGGTCAAGAAGTTTAAAAACACCATTGAGATATTAGAAACAGTTAAAAACAGTGGACAATCATTGGCACCATTGGTATTAGGACAACGATACGGTGTCATTGACGAAGGTGATGCCCAACTGGTGGTTAGTATTAAAAAAATGCCCTTGGTTGATATTACTAACACCAAGAAACTAAAAATGCTTACGCCTACCTTACGCAAACTGGCAGAGCAACGTAGTACAAAAAATCCAACTAACACAAATTTATACTTTCATTTGATGGCAGCAATAGCTCACAGTGTGGCCGAACATGTGCGAGAGAACACCAGTTTTAACAAAGACGCTGCTGCTATTTTAAATAACAGTGCTCTAGTACAGGTATATTCAAAAGTAACTGCGCGAGGCGATCAGTGGACATTGAACAAGTTCACGAGCAAATGGCCCGGTAGTGCAGTTACCACAGTAGAATTTAGTGCTGACAAAGGGTATTACAGCACAGGTATCAACGGTAACTTTACCTTTGCAGTTGATCCACCTAAAAAGAGTAAAGGTAGCAATTCTGAACAACCTGCCCCTGTGGCCAAGATGAAAGACCCAGAAGCTAGCATGAGTGCAGATAGGATCATTCGCCCCGGACGCCGCGCCGAACCACGTGACAAAGATTCCACCCCAAGACAAAAACGATAATTATTAGTATGCAACGACCTACTCTAGAAATCACAACCATGATTGGTTGTCCTCTGATGTGTAACTTCTGTCCTCAAGACAATCTACGTGATGCTTACGGAGATGATGTCAAATACATGACCTTGGACACATTCAAAACTGCACTAAGTAAAGTGCCCAGCAATACCAGAATTGATTTTAGTGGCATGGCAGAAGTATGGGTAAATCCTGCAGCCACTGACATGTTCGAACATGCGTTAGTGTCTGGTTTTAATATTGCAGTGTACACAACCTTGTACAACTGGACCATAGAAACTGCAGAACGTGTTTGCAAATTGTTATATCGTTACCGCGGACAGGTAGAAACGTTTAGTGTGCATTTTCCCGACGAGTATGGCAACATGAAGGGCTGGAAACACAGCGCAGAATGGGAAGCAGTATTCCACATGATGACAGAAGCTGTTCAGGATTGCCGCATCAAGCTAGAAGCAATGACCATGAGTGATCACGGTCGGATACACAAAGATTTGCAGCATCTTGGAATCCAACTGTACAACTGGTTTGGGCATGATCGCGCTGGCAGCCTTGACAAGAATCAAGTCAAGGAACAACCAATCAAGTTTGTCACTGAACATGTCCAACCAGTCAGATGCAGCAAGACCATCAACTATGACCAACATGTGTTGTTACCAAATGGTGATGTTGTGTTATGTTGTATGGACTACGATAACAAACACGTAATTGGTAATCTAATTACTCAATCTTACCAAGACCTGTTTACTGGACCAGGCATGATGACGCTAATAAAAGAAAATATCAAGCCCTGTTATAGTTCAAAAACCCTGTGTAAGAGTTGCACAGATGCTGAATTTTATTGACATTAAACACGGATAGTTGTATACTATCCGTGTACTCCTTACTTTAATTACTATGACAAAAATTTATATTGCAATGGCAGAGATGTCGGATGGTAACCGTATCTTTGAACGTGCATACACTACTCGTGCAGCCGCCGAAGCAGCTATAGTAGTCATGATTAAAGAAATTGATGAAAATACCAATTGGGAAGTTGTTCCGGTAGTTGAGGAGATAGAGTTAGTGGACAATTAAGATGTTCTTGTATCAGACTGTTCAATTCAAGAGAGTTAGAACTATAACCAGTAAATTGTTGACAATCGCACAGCAACAAAACGTAGAGTTAAAATCAACCATGCAGTTTGATACTGGTCTACTTGATGACCAGGTACCTGAGTTAGTTGAACAATTCAATGATATGGGACTAAAAGTGCAAATATTTAGAGAATTTATTTCTATGCCCAATCAAGGAATACATGTTCACCAGGATGGTAGTGAACAAAATCCTAAACATCTTGCAATCAATTGGCCAATTAAAAATTGCACAGGAACTTATATGTGCTGGTGGGAATACCGTGATTTACCAATAATTGAATCTGTGTTTTATGATCCAATTGATAAAAACAAAACTCCGCATAACTTTTATTCCCAAGATACAGCCACTAAAATTGGAGAATGTGAAATTGTTACACCAACGTTGGTTAATATCAATCAGTATCATTCAGTTCAGAATACTAACGCTGTTAGAAGAATGATAAGTTTTAGATTTGAGCAGGAACCTTTTAATTTAATATATGATAAATGATCAACTGACAGAAACATTAGTTATCACTCAAGAAGAGTGTGCTGAAGTAATACAAGAAATATCTAAAATTTTTAGATTTGGTATAGACGAAATGCACAAATCTGGAATTGTTCATCGACGCAAATTAGAAATGGAAGTAGGTGATCTGTTGTGCATGATAGACTTACTACTAGTACAGGGTATTATTAGTCAATCTGGATTAGATCTTGCCAAGGAACATAAAAAAAACAAACTCAAAATTTGGAGTAATATATTTAAAGAGGAAGCAGAATGACCTATGTAGTAACCGAAGCATGTATCAAATGTAAATATACTGATTGTGTCAGTGTATGTCCGGTAGACTGTTTTTACGAAGGGCCAAATTTTTTAGTGATCAATCCAGACGAATGTATTGACTGTGCAGTGTGTGTGCCCGAATGTCCGGTGAATGCCATTGTGCCTGACAACGATACAGACATACCAAACCTAGTACATTGGTTAGAAGTTAACAGTACGTTAAGCAAAGTATGGCCCACTATAACAAAACGTAAAGATCCATTAGCAACTGCCGAAGAATTTAAAGACATCAAAGACAAACAACATTTATTGGAGAAATAATGACTGAACTGTATCGAGGATTACTATCTGTATTGAATCAAAAATTCAATGAGCTACTGGCTGAACTCAGAGATCATGTCAGAGGTTTCAAGAAAAAAACTACAGACGACAACAACTATCTGGATGTTGGCGTTATGGGATTTTGGAATTTTATGCTTGAAATAATTTTTACCTTGTACGGACTTACATGTTATGCTGTTGGTATCACATTGACCGCGGCTCTGGCGATAGCATGCTATCCATTGTCTGCTTTGATTAACAGTTGTGCTTTGGTGTTGAAAAATACACGGCATCCAGAGTCACACTCAATTACAAATCAACAAACAGAGTCGGAGTTGACTCAATCACCAGTTATTATGAAAAAAGGAAAACAAAATAATGGATTATAAAGTTGCAGATATTGCCCTAGCTGCTTGGGGTCGTAAAGAAATTGCTATTGCAGAGATTGAAATGCCAGGACTGATGGCAGTGCGTAACAAGTATCGTGCCAGCAAGCCCTTGTTAGGAGCACGGATTACTGGTAGTTTACACATGACTATCCAGACTGCAGTACTAGTTGAAACGTTAATTGACCTTGGTGCTGAAGTAAGATGGTCAAGCTGTAATATCTTTAGCACTCAAGATCATGCTGCAGCAGCCCTGGCAGTTCAGGGCATTCCGGTGTTTGCATGGAAGGGCGAAACCGAAGAGGAATATTGGTGGTGTATTGAGCAAACAGTACGCGGTCCGGATGGTTGGACACCTAATCTACTATTAGATGATGGACATGATTTGACTGCATGGGTACATGATCGTCATCCTGATCTATTACCAGCTATCATTGGCGTCAGCGAAGAAACCACAACTGGTATTCATAAACTGATAGAACGTATTGCAGCAAGTACTCTAAAAATTCCAGCCATTAACGTCAACGACTCAGTCACCAAATCAAAATTTGATAACTTGTATGGTTGTCGTGAAAGCCTAGTGGATGCAATTAAACGTGCCACAGATGTAATGATAGCTGGCAAGACTGCAGTGGTATGTGGTTACGGTGATGTAGGCAAAGGATCGGCGCAGGCCCTACGTGCATTAAGTGCGCAAGTTTGGATCACTGAAGTTGATCCTATCTGTGCATTGCAGGCAGCGATGGAGGGATACCGCGTGGTAACTATGGATTATGCCATGGACAAAGCAGATATCTTTGTCACTGCCACTGGTAACATTGATGTTGTTACTCGTGAGCATATGAATCATATGAAGAACAATGCTATTGTGTGCAATATTGGACACTTTGATAGTGAAATTGATATTGCTGGATTGAGTGATTGTGCCTGGGACGAGATCAAGCCCTTGGTAGATCATGTCACGTTACCTAACGGAAACAAACTGATTATTTTGGCCAAAGGGCGCCTGGTAAACCTAGGATGTGCAACTGGGCATCCTAGTTATGTAATGAGCAACAGTTTTACTAATCAGGTGCTTGCACAGATTGAACTGTGGACCAATCATACAAAATATAGTAAAGTAGGAATTTATCTACTGCCCAAGCATGTGGATGAGGAAGTTGCTCGACTGCACCTAGATCATGTAGGTGCTAAATTAACTGGCTTAACTTCTAAACAAGCACACTACATTGGTGTGCCTGTTGAAGGTCCGTACAAGCCAGATACCTATAGGTATTAATATATAAAGTTTTTCTTGTAGTAATCTACAATTTCAACTAGTTCAGTTTCAAACACAGCCTGGGGTTTCCACCCTAGGCTTTTTAATTTGCTGTCATCAATGGCATAACGTACATCTTGTCCAGGTCTAGTAATATCAAGGTCCATATGAGCATCGTGATCCGCATGCTCGGCAAAGAACATGTCAATAATCTTCATGGCAATCATGATGTTTTGTTCTTCATGATTGCCTGAGATGTTGTAAATTTCATTTTGCACGCCGGACTCAATGATCTTTATAACAGCACTGGCAGTGTCACTCACATGCAACCAAGTACGACTAGGCAAGCCAGCATCATGTAGCGCAATGGGTCTGCCCAGAGTCAAGTGTTTGATACTCTTGGGAATAAACTTTTCGGTGTACTGCCCAATGCCGTAGTTGTTGGTAGGCCTTACAATGATATACGGCACTCGGAATGTACGTGCCCACGCCAGGATCAACATGTCTGCTGCAGCTTTGGTTGCCGAATACGGATTACTGGGCTTGAGTAGATCTGTTTCTACATGACTGCCTGTTACAATGTCTCCGTACACTTCGTCTGTGCTAAAGTGCAACAAGGTAGGCATCTTGAACCTGTGTCGTTCCTTGATCAAGTTTAACAAATGATGTACACCGTTTACATTACTTTGCAAAAATACATCACTGCTCACAATGCTGTTGTCCACGTGGGTTTCAGCAGCAGTGTTAATAATATAGTCACAGTCATATAGCATGTCAAGATCATTGATATCTGACTCAATAAACTTAAATTGTTGCTGGTATCCTTGCAATTCCAGTAAGAAATGCACGTTTGCGGCATAGGTTTTCTTGTCAACGCCTATAACATAGTACCCTGCCTGTAAACATTGTTTAGTAACGTGATAACCAATAAACCCCAAACAGCCAGTGACGTATACTACTTTGGTACTCATATGTAATCCTTTAATCCTTGTATGAATCCTCTAAGAGGAAAATTTAATTGTGACAGTTGGTTGGCACAGCCGGTGTAGTTGTTTGAAGCTGTGCCAACGATAGTTAAATCTGTTTTAATGTGATGTAATTCTTGAAATAGGCTAAAAATCTCACTGAGTAGATATTTTTGTGGATATACGCAATTGACATCTTTATGTATATTGTTATTTAAGTATTGCTTGACCACTATACAGAAATCATCCAATGAAATATAATCAACATATCTGTCAATGATGTCTACTGAGGATTGTTTGATAAATTTTTGAAACAGTCTATGATTTGGCTCACTGCGATTAAAACAGCCAAATAATCTTAAAGTAACAAAGTTTTCTTTCTTGGCTGCTAATCTGGCAATAATGTTTTTACTGTACCCGTAACTGTCTTTTGGTTGTTTTAAGAATATGTCATGTTCGTTGGCACTATTAATATCAGTTGTTCGGTCAAACTCAGCTCCGCTGCCAACGTTGATAAATTGATCAAATAGATCACTGTTGTTGTAAAAATTCATGAATATATCAAGATTATTCTGCACATCCTGATACACAAAATCTGTAGTTTGAAAACGACCAGTTGCAGTGGCACAGTTGATAATAGTATTTGGCTTGACCAATTGTAACCATGAGCGCACCTGTTGATAATTTGTAAGATCAACAGTTTGTCGCGTAACTGGTATAACAGTCAGCAAATCCATGGCCAATGATGCTGTCAGGTATTTTCCTATATAGCCATTGGCTCCTAGTACTGCAACTTT